TGACGTAGTAGGTGCCCGGCGCGGCGTAGGAGTGCTGGGCGTACCGCTTGTTGCCGCTGGACCAGGTGGGCTGCGCGGCGGTCTGTACGGGGCTGCCGTCGCCCCAGTCATACGTGGTGTTGTTGATCGCCGCCTTGGTCGTCGGCGTGCTGGTGTCGATGGCGAACGCGGTCAGGCCAGCGACCAGGATGCGCGAGGTCGCGGCCAGCGCGACCGGCGTGACCACTACGGGCGGTGCAGGCGCGGGTGCGGGAGCCGGTGCAGGCGGCGGCGTGACAGGCGTCGGCGGAACGCTGCCGTCGTCGATGATCGTCACGACCTGCTGCGATGTCGCAATCACGGTGCCGTCCGCCGCCTTGATCGTCTCGGTGACGGTGTAGTCGCCGCCGGCCGGGAAGCGATAGCTCGCGCGGCCGTGCAACACGATGGCGATGCCGTCCTTCGTGCCCCAGTTGATCGCGAGCTTGCTGCCGTCCGGGATGTTGGCCGAGGCGTCCTGAATCACACCGACGCGGCCAGGGTTCTGCGTGAAGGCGAACACGGCGGCTGGTGCAGGCGGTGGCGCGGCTGGCGCGGGCGGAGCGGCAACTGGCGGATCAACAACAACAGGCGCTACATACGGCACCACGGTCGCACTCACGCCAGTGATGATGGTCGTCGTGTCGTCCTTGACGATTTCGGCGGTGAACTCGGTGGGCGATGTGCCGGTGAGGGTGATTTCAGTGTTCATAGCAGACTCCCAAGGCTTGCCACCGGCCCAGCGTGCGACGCGCTGGCGATGGTCGTGCGGATGCTGGCATTGGTGAGCATGGTTGTATGGATGGGGTCTTCCCACATCGGCGCAGTCGGCTCACCCAGCACCGCCATGATGGCGAGCTTTTGCATGGCCCCCATGCTGCCGGCCAGCGTGATATCCGCCGGGCTGGCGTTGCAGCCGAACTCCGACGCAATCGGATGGCCGTTGGCGTCCAGCACCGTGACGCCTGAGCCATCTACCTGCCGCGCTTGCGGGGTGAGCATGGCATAGCCCGTGTTGCTCTCGACGTTCAGAGCGCAACGCACCGCGACGGTTTGGCCGCTGTCGAGCGTGACCACGAACTCATCGGTAGCGAGGTTGGCGGCGAAGGGGGTTTGGTCGGGTTTCGTGTAGGACATGGTGACTCCGGTTATTTGGGCAGCGGGCCGTTGTTGTGGGTCGATACATAGATGCCGTTTATGTCGCCTGCCCAGTAGCAGTTGCCGCCGATGCTGATCTGGTTCACGTAGCGCATGCCGAGGTAGAGCATTTGCGTCACGCGCTCCCATGCGGCCGAAGCGTCATGCCGACGCACGGCGACCAGCTCGCCGAGCATGTCCGGGAACATCGCCAGCGAGCCATCAGGCAAGGTCATCGGGGTAGAATCGCTCGCCGACACGCTCGCGCCGCTCTCGGTCACCAGCTGCCAGCACGGCTGCGCGTTGATGCGTGCCGCGTCCACCCGATAGGGCTGCGTGATCAGGTCGCCCGCCGTGCCGTGGATCAGGTCTCCGGACTGTACGTCGCCAGCCTGCACATCACCTGGCAGCCACTGATCGACACAGACGCATCCGCCACCGCCGCCACCGCCACCGCCGCCCGTGCCGCCGCTGTTGAGTGTGACCGTCACAGCTACGCCGCCCACAAACACGCGCGCATCGGAGCCGTACACGTCATTGCTGTTCGTCGTGGCGATGAGTGTTTGCGTGCCGCCAGCCTGCGATGCATCGTCGAAGTACAGAAACACGTTTGTCGTGCCCGCTGGCAGTGAAATGGACGTGCTCATCGCGTTATAGGCCACGCTGACACTGCCGGAGAGCATCGTCCACGCGGCCACGCTGATCGTCACGTTGACGGGTGCTGTCGTGCTGCTCGCGTACGAGTAGCTGATGACCGTGGGGACTTTCGCGGGGATGTTGGCCGTGGTGCGCGTCAGCAGGTTGCGCTGATCGCCGATGCGCTGGCCGCTGCCGGCGATGCGCAGGCCGACGCGATTGGATGAAAGGTCGGTTTGCGACACGCGGCCATACGTTGCCGTGTCGGCGATGTTGTCCTGGTTCTTGTTGAGGTGGCCGCCCGCCGTGCTGTCGCTGAAATCCACATAGGCTTTCGTGCCGCTGCCTGCGATGGCCGTCGCGTTGTCGTAGCTTGTGCACCGCGCCATGAACAACGCATCGAACTCGACGCCCACGCTGCCGGTGTTGAAATTGGCGATGACCAGCACCGCCGATACCGCCGTGGCGGGTACCTTCCCCACCGCCGTCGAATACCCGAAACCCGATGACGGGCTGCGGATACTGACGGAGCCAACCGAAGCGTTTGACGCATTCAGAAAATAGAGCCCAAACAGCGCCGCGCCGCTCGGGCCGAACAACGCGCCGCCGACCGCGTAGTAATCGCCTGGCGTCACCGCGTATTTGCGGACGGACTCGTACCCGTTGTATTGCGCTGCGCCAAACTCGAACGATCGCGACCCCGCGTAGGGTGAGCCTGTCTCATAGGCGGGACTGACGACAGAGCCGCCCACGACCAGCGTGCCGAGCTGCCAACCCGGTGGCGGGAACAGTGTCGATGCGCCCACTTCAAAGTCGCCGTTTTCGACCAGACCCTGCGTGCGTGCAAGGCCCTTCAGGTAGGTGGCGCTATCGGGCACTTCATCGAGGCTGGATGGATATTGCGAGCACAGCACATTGTCGACGTAGTAGTCGCCCGACGTCTGGCCGCTGTAGGCGAGGCAGGTACGCGCGAAGACGGTGCCAGCGGGTGCCGCGCCGACCGCAAAGGAGCCGGCCGTCGTGCTGCCCGTGATGCCGTTGCCGACCGTGGTGGCAATTTCTGCGCCCGAGGCATCGCACCACGAGATGTAGACGTAGCAGGCGCCGTTCGCACCGACCGCCTTGATGAGCGCCTGCGTCTTGTAGACCTGCCCCGGCTGGCACGCGGCCAGGCCGTTGTTGCGATACGCGCCCGTGGTCGGGCTGGACGTGCCGGTGTGCCGTGCGCAATTGGGCTGCACACCCGGCGAATGGCTGCCGGTGTCGGTAATCCAGCCGGTGCCACTGTCCGGCGTCCAGCCGTAGCCCGTGGGCGCCATGTCGAAGCCGCCATTGATGACGGGCAGCTGGGCGACTTGGCCGACCGCCGTGGTCGCGTTGGTGCTGATCGCCCCGACGTTCACGCCCGCGCTGCTCAGGGTCGCCGTGTAGGACGACCAGCCGGCCGATACCAGCGGCCCACGCGAGCGGGCGCGGTAGTAGTAGGTGGCGCCTGACGTGAAGCTGTGATGGTAGGAGGTCGCGGTCGGACCCACCTGCGCCAGAACCGACCAGCCACCCGTGCCGGTCGTGCTGTATTCGATGGACGTACAGCCCACGGCCGCCGGGTTCGCGTTCGACCACGTCAGGTTGATGCCATCGGCCACCGCCAGCACCGCAAAGCCGGTCGGCGTGATCGGCACGTCAGGCAGCTCGACGTTCGTGCCGATGACGTAGGTGTAGGCGGTTTCTTCGGCCAGCGTGCGGCCGCCCTTGCCGAACACGTTGAAGCTGCGGAATTTGAGGTAGACCGTCGCGCCGATCTGCGAGGGGTCGACCGGGATGCGGACGATGGCGTCATCCAGGCGCACGAAGGGTGCACCAACCGAGTGAGCAGCGATCGCCGAGCCGTAGCCGCCACGCCGCAGGTAGCCCAACGTGTAGCTCGGCCCGCTGGCCAGCGTCGCGGTTTCGTAGCTGATGACCTCGCTATCGACAAGCGACAGCGTCACGAAGTTGTCCGCGTCGGTCGCGGTGCCGCCCAGGAGCTGCACCGGGCCGTTCAGCACGACGTTCGGCGCGCTCGTGGTGTCCGGGTCCGCCTTGATCGCCAGCGCGTTCGTCAGCTCGCCATAGGCGGCGCGCTTGGTCGTCGTGGCGAGATACGTGTAGCTCGTGCCGTCCTGGCTCAGGAAGATGTCGCAGCCGCCCCACAGCGGGCTCGTTGCCGAAATGGCGGCCCATATCTCCGGGCAGGCGTTGCTGACCAGGAAGCCCGGCCCACGCATGAGGTAGGGGCTGTCGATCGCACCCGGGTCGACGTTGGGGTCGACGTTCGTGCCGGCGTTGGGCTGCGTGGCATAGAGGCTGGCGTGACTCACGCCTTCGGGGAATTCTTCGGCCGTGATCGACAGCAGGCCGTGCTCATCCTCGCTGACTTCCGTGAGACGCACCGGCGTCAGGTAAAGGCCGGTATTGGCATCGGTCAGCGTGACCACGTCCATTGGTTCGAGGTAGCAGTAGCGCCACGACAGCTGGAACTCGTACGTGTTGCGGATGTAATACGTGCGCTGCAGCAGGTTCTGCGCGACCTGGCGGGCGACCGAGGCGGTCGTGATCATGTTGACCGAGTCGTCCGCGTCCGCGCGCGCGCCGGTGCCGACCACGTCCTGATCGATCGACGCGACGACGCCGGAGGTGTGGTACGTGTTGCTGCGGTCGTTGAACTCGACGCGCTGGATGTTCATCGCGTCAGCCGGGCCGATCCGCTTGATCGTGACCGGATCGCTGGCGCCGTTCGTGATGAAGTCGTCGCGACCCAGGTCGGCCACCGCGGTCACGTCCGGGGTGAAGGTCACACCGTTGCCGGTGATCACCTCATCGCCGTAGGGCACGACCTTCAGCACGCCCTCGCTGAAGAATGCCGCACAGTTCGCATACTTGATCAGGTCATCGAGCGCTTGCTGTGCCGGGTTCTGCGTGTCATAGACCGGGCTGAAGAAGATCCCGGCTGCCGTGCAATAGGCCTTGAACTGCGACAGGTCGCCGAGCGCGCCGAACTTGATGCCGACCTGCGTATCCGTGCAGATGGCGGTGACGATGTCGGCCGGGTTGGCGTCTGCGATGCCGCCGCCGAACTGGTTGCGCCCGGCCATCTCGAAGTTGTAGTTGGGGAGCGATGCCGAACTGCCCAGCTGCAGGTTCTGGAACGCCGCGAGCGCGGTGCCGGAATAGCCCAGCGCCGCCGTGCCGCTCAGGTGCGACCATGCCGCCTGCCCCACGGTGCCAGAGAAGGCCACGCCGCCGGCATTGGACAGGCTGACGGTGCTCGAGCCGTTGTAGACGTTGACGATGGACGCCGGGCCCTCGCACAGCGCCAACTGGAAGCTGGCCGCGTAGGTGTAGCTGGTCGTCGATCCGCCACCACCGCCCTTGCCGCCCTGGCTGGACTTGTGGCTGGTCGCGGCAAAGTCGCCGTACCAGATGACGTTGCCGGAAACCTTGTTCTTCCCGAACAGGACCGTCAGCGGTGGCCCGTACTGCGAACTCTGGAAGTCGATCCCGAGCGCCTTGGTCGGCGTCTGTGCAGCGGATTTGCTGCCACCACCGAAGAGACTCACGCGCCGATCCTCCAATAGCCGGCCAGGCGATCAGCCCAACGGCGTACTTCCGCGCGCTCGACGCATCCTGCGTACATGTCCGCATGAATCATGGTGATGTCCGGGGTGATTTGGTCGACGATGCCGCCGTGAGAAAGGCAGCGACCGAACTTGAAGAGGGCGATGTCACCGGGTTGCGGAGTGTCGACCTGGTGCGCGTACTGCTGCACCCAGCCGAGGTATTTTTCATCGCTGCGATGCAGATGCCAGTCCGGCGAGTAGGGTCGCGGCTCGATGTCGGCGGGGATCAGTTCCAGCGCGGTGAAGATCCGCACCATGATCATCGCGCAGTCCACACCCAGGCCCAGGATGTCGGCCTGGTGGCGATACGGCGTGCCCATCCATCGCCGCGCTTCAGCGACGATGCGATCTGCGTGGGTCGGCATTACTGCCTGAACGCCCCGTTCTGGCCGCCGGGGCCGCGCCCAACGCCACCACCAGCCAAGCCCGCACCGGGGCCGCTGTTGTCCTGCGGCGCCGAGTTGCCCTGCCCCAGCTCGATCACTTCCGGTGTGGGCACGAACGGGAAGCCGCGAAAGTGCGCAAGGTTGGAGAACTTCGCGCTGCAGGTCGCCTCCAGCTTGTCGCAGCCCGGATAGGCGGTGAAGGTGTCGCCCGTCGCGCATGCATAGGGCAGCGGGTACAGCAGCGTGAAGACGCCCGAGGCGAATGCGCGCACGGTGCGCGTCAGGCCGGCGTTCACGCCGGAATTGATGACCACGTAACCCAGCGCGAAGTAGCCCGACGCCTGCCCGAGCGCCGTGGCCTTCAGCGCCGTCAGCGTGCTGCCGCTGGTCGCCGTGCCGGAGACGGCATAGGACGCTTTGGACAGCGTGCAGCCGGCATCGAACAGGGCGTGATTGCACGCCGGCAGGCAGTAGTTCGGCGGGTAGGACGCGTTCAGATACACCAGGTCGCTGGACACGTTGAGCGTGACCTTGCCCGAGCCAGCCGAGATGTCATTCACCACGCCAGTGAAGAGGTTGACGACCCCGTTCGTGGTCACGGTGAACGCCGTGGTCAGGAACTTGTCGACCTTCATCTTGGCGCCATCGAAGCCGCCGCCGTTGGCAAACGCGCCGGGGGTCAGGCCACCGATGCGCGTGTCCGCGTCATAGAGGATATCGACCTCCAGCGATTCGACCTGCAGCCCGATCGCCAGCTTGATCGCGCCACGACTGAACCCCGGCACCGTGTTGCCTTCGGCCGCGTGCAGGTAGGTGTGGCCGCCGATGGTGATGTCGACCGGCGCGTCGGTGTAATACAGGACCGTGCCCGACAGCAGGGTGATCGTGTAGAGGTCGCACGCCAGCAGCTGCTGCGTGCCGTTGACCATGGTCAGGAACCCGGCGCTGACGGTCTTCATCGGAAGGTCCGGAAGGTCAGCAGGGTCTGCTCATAACCGCCGCTCCACAGCTGGTTGATCTCCATGGCACCCGGCGTCGATGACGTGTCATCGCGGAAGCGCACCAGGAACGGGCTGGCCGGGTCGTTCGGCACGGCCAGATAAAACGGCGTGAACGGCCCCTGCACGGTCGCATAGAAGTTCTGCAGCGTGACCATGTCGGCCTGCGACAGGTAGGCGAAGGTCATGTCGAATTCGTAGATCGGCGCGGTCCAGTAGGCGGTGCGGAACTCCGCGCCGGAGGCGGACGTCTCGATGTCGGTCGACCAGAACTGACGTTTCTTGATGTCCCACGTCACGCCGGGGAGTGTGGGGAAGGTGGCGTAGCTCATCAGTGACCCATCCGGCCGGCGTGGCGCAGTGCCCCAGCGAGCGCACCAGGATTGCGCCGCAACATGTCTTTGAAGCTCCTGGCGTCATTGGCGTGAATGTGGACCTGTCCACCACCCCCGCCACCTTTCCCGCCCATCGAGTTGCGGACGTGATCGGCCGTCGCCGCCGGCAACACCATCTCGTTCTTGTGCAGCTCGGTCATCATGCCGTCAGCGGGCACGCGCTCCCAGCCACCGGAGGCCGAGGCAACCGACCCGTAGGCGAGCGCCGCCGCCGCCATGCCCGCGCCAAAGGCCGGGGCGCCCATATCGACGGGCCATGGGGCGCCAGCGAACGATGCCGTACCCATGGCGCCAGCCACGCCGGCCGCGCGCGTAACCGACGCCAGGCTCCGGACGGATTCGGCCGCGCTGTCGGCCGCTTGCTGCGCCTGCATCGTGGTCTGCGTGGCCGTGGATTTCGCGATCTTCTGCGCCTCGCCTTCGATGAAGCTATTCAGCGGCTTCATGACGACGTTTTGAATGAAGTCCTCCGCGATCACCATGCCGATGTTGGCCAGCGACGTGCGCAACTTCTGGTGCTGGAAAATCATACCAGTGACCGCCGACTGCATGGAGCCTTCGATCTTCTTGGCGTAGGTGGCCCACTGCTTTTCGCTGTTTTTGATGAACTGTTGTTCATTGGTCTGCATCTGGTGCTGCGCAGACAGCTTTGCCGAGACGATGGCCGCGTTGTCTTTCGTTACTGCGACCACGTCGCCGGCATCGAGCTTCGCTTTCGCCTGGTAATACTTGGCGTCGAGCGCCAGCTTTTGCGCGACCAGGTTGTCTTCCAGCTGCAGCAACTGTTGCGCGGTGATCTGGCCCTCGATGTATTCGTTCTGGTACGCCTGACGCTTGTTGTTGATCTCCTGCGTCGCCGCGTCGTGCGATGCTTTGAGCGTCTCCAGGCTCAGCTGCTGCTGCAGCTTTGCCGCCTTCTGCATCTCCTGCGTGACCTCGCGCTCCATGCTGATGTGTTCCTGCGCCGCCTCCTTGTCCGCCTCGATCTTCTTGCGGGCGGTTTCGCGCGCTTGCGTTGCCTCCTTGTTCGCCGCCTCCTTGTCCTGCGACGCTTCCTTGTTCTTGATCTCCAGCAACTGCTGGACGGCCTGCTGGTATTCCTTGGTGCCGGCGGTCGCCGCGTCCCGCTTGGCCTGCCAGTACGCGCGCTCGCTTTCCAGCGACATCGTGCGATTGAGCTGCATCTCCTGGAACAGTTGCCGGTCATCGGCGGCCAGCGTACCCGTGTCGTCCTTGCCCTTCTTGGCACCGCCGGTTTTGTGTAGGACCTGTTCGTCCTGATCCGCGCCGTGTTTCGCTGCGGACCCGGCATCGACCGCTGCTTTTTCCTCGGCGCTGATCTTCGTCAGTAACGCCGAACGTTGCGCCAGAAGGCCGTTGACATATTCGCCCTGTCCGCCAATCTGTTTCTCGTAGGCGATGACCTTGTCGAGATGCGCGACCTGCTCGCTATTGGTGAGGCCCATGCCGACGCTTTTGCGGGCCGTGTCGAACGCGTTCCCGATGTGCGTGCCCATGCGCGACCAGAAGCCTTCAACGTCGCCCTGGTCCTGTTTCAGGGTTTCGACGCTTTCATGTTCCTTGGCGGCCAGCGCATCAAAGGCGGCCTTGACCGCCTCGGTGGCCTGGCCTTCCTTGAACAACTGGTCGATGTGATCGCGCTGCGAATCGTTCAGGAAGTGATACTGCTGATCCATTCGCAGGATGCCGTTCTCACCTTCCGACCCCAGGTGACTGAGTTGCGCGGCGATCTTCTCGGCATCGGTCCCGGTCAGCTGCGCAAGGTCCAGTGACGCCTGCATGGCGCTGTGCATGGAGTCCGCAGCGATCTTGCCCGAAGCGGACAGGGCATCCATGGCGCCGCGCACGGTCACCACGCTGTAGCCGTACTCCTTGAACCCTTGCGCCATGGCTTCGAGCTGGTCGCGCGACATCCCAGCCATGCCGCCGCCGGCCGCCGCCGACGTGGCGAGCTTGTCGATGGCATCCTTGGCGGAAATGGCAGCCGCCGCGACGGCTGCAATGGCAATGGCGATCAGGCCGGCCGGGCTCATCGCGAACTGGAACGCCCGCGACATCACGCCGGTTTCGTTAGCCAGCGCAGCGACTTCACGACGCGATCGGGAGAATTGGCCGGTAAGCGCGTCGGTCACCAGCGCCGACATGGAATACGCGGTGCGCGAGTTGATCTGCGCGGCGGTATTCGCTTCCGTGGCGACGGTCGCCTCGGTCGTGCTAACCGTCAGTGCCGCCTCGGCCGCATCCAGCATGCTCACGTAGGACGTGTATTGTGCGGCGCTGATCGCGCCCAGGTTCATGGCGCCGTCAAGCGCTGTCTCTGCTTCGGCCATGCCCTCGGTACTGGTAATGCCGCCCGCAAACGCCGCGTTCAGCCGTACCTGTGCGTCGATCTTCGCCTGCACCGCCGCATTGAAGGCCGCCGCTTCCTGTGCGATTGCCGCCTGCATCTGCTCGGTCGACGACTTGACGCTCGCCGCGCCCTGCTCCATGCCGGCCTGCAGCTGCGCTTGGTCGGCGGTGAGCTTGACGACGATTTCAGGATCAGACATGGCGTTCCTTCAGGCAATAAAAAACCCCGCCGTAGCGGGGTTCGTTGGTTGTTCTTTGGTTCGGGTTATTTTCGTCAATGCTTGTTCTTTTCGTACTGCTCGCTCATTTTCTGCGACCACGCCAACGCATCCGCGGTTTCCTGCTTGCTCATCTTTCCCTTCGCTGCTTTTGCCATTTCTGCGTCGTCCCCGAGTTTGACGACAGCTGCACTCAGCGTATAGGTCCGACACGACATATATTCGCCCGGCTCGCTGCACTTGGATATGATCGCGCTGCCGTCGGGCAAGTTCACTCGATCGCTTGCGCCATGTGGGTCCGAAGCAATCGTCGAACTCTGGCCGTATGCAAACGCGCTGGCCAGCAACCCCATCGCCATCACGACAAGCAACAAACGTTTCATCGGATTTCCCCCACCCCATTGAGTGAAGGAAATCCTACGCCTGCCGCTTCGCCGCCGCCACTGCCATCGTGTCGAGGAACGAACGGCACTCCGTTTCCGTAGGCTCCGGCGTCTGCGCCTTGGCGGGCTTGAACCCGAGATACGCCTGCACCATGGCCTGCACGGACGGGTGATCGGCCCAATGCGCGGACAGATCGGCCACGTCCTGCCAGGTCAGTCGCTCGAGGATGTCGTCGGGGAACCATCCGGTGTTTCCGTGGATGTAGCCGACGATTCGGGCGCGGGTGACGGGTTCGCCGTCTCCGTTGCCGCTACTGCCAAAGGGCGGGCGGTGTATCCGCTCATCTGCAGCATGCCGTTCATGACCGGGCGCAGCAGCGGCAGGTCGATCAGGTCATTGAACGCATCCCGGCTCATGTCGGGATAGTTGCGCTGCATCAGGGCGAACAGGATCGTGCCGGCGGCGTCCACGTAGTCGGCGAACTCGACCGCGCCTTCGGGTTGGCAGACCGTGGCGATCTGCTCCTTGAAGGCGAAGTCGATGCGCAGGTTGATCGGCGGCACGGTGTAGTCCGTGCCGCCCAGCTTGATCAGGGCTCCGGGGATCATGCGATCAATCCGTGTAGACGGTGTGGAAGCGGCCCGACGCGTCGAGGAACGCCTCGAAGTCCAGTTCGCTGATGCCGAAGTCGGCCATCTTGGTCGGCACCGACAGCTTCGAGCACACGCACGCCCACAGCCGGTGACGCTCGCCGGTGCCGTTGTAGCCGCGATACAGGTCGATGGTGATGATCGGCTGCACGCCCTGCAGGACGCTGCCGATGGTCAGCGTCGAGCCGGTCGCCGGCACGGAGTACTCGTAGCTGATGAGCACGGCGGCGGAGGCATCGGCCGCGGCGAAGGTGTAGACGCCGGATGCGACGCTGTACTGACCCACGGCGGGCGCGCTGGCGACCTTCGTGAACACGCCACCGCCCGCATAGGTCACGCCCAGGTCGACCGCCCACGTTGCCGAGTTGGCGACGGTGATCGTGTAGGTGGTCGTGGCCGGCACGGTGCCCGGTTCGTTCTGCGCGAGCCGGACGGTGCCGGTGGAGCTGGCGACGCCGTAGAACAGGTCGCTGTAGATCTTGGCGTTGATGTATCCCATCTTCGCCTTGCCGGTGGCCTTCAACTGCGCCGCGCCGATGGCGAGCGCCTGCTGGCCCTGGCCATACAGCGATTTGACGGTACGCGAGAAGTCGGCGGACACGTCCTGCAACGCACCGAACTGGATCGGCGTCGCGTTGGCACCGGACGGGGTGGCGTAGAGGATGCCGGAGCCGAAGCTGCCGAGCTGCTGGATACCTTGCGTCATGGTCGTTTACTCCTGGGTGGCGGTGGGTGCCACGGCGTCGGCGACGTGCTGAATCAGCGCGGCCTTGTCGTCGGCGGTGATGGGT